CAGCTAAGCTAACTGCAAGATCTATTAATTGTTTTTCCCTAGCTTCAGGTGTTGTCGCAGGGGGTCGCCTCTTCTGTGTTGTCTTAGCCTTCTTCGGACGTACCATCATTATCACCCCTTTATTTTAATTGTTTATATGTTTCCATAATTCTATCTCTTAATACTGGTCCTATGCCCTTTGTTTCTTGTAATATTTTATATAGTAAAATTTTAAGGTCGGCTTTAGTTCCTGCGTCAACGCCATCTTCAAATCCTGAATGATAAATATTTGCGCAGAAGTTATTCATTTGTGAAAAATTATAATTTTTAATCTTTATAAAATCCTTTTTATTAAATAGATTTTTTTTCAAGAATTATCACCTTCACTTTTCTTTTACCAAAATTATTGACTATTTTTTTGTCCACTCCATCGCCCATAAATAAATCAATACGTTTTCCTTTGATTGCTCCACCTGTGTCTCGTGCTATATATACATCATTTAGATGTTTGTATTCGTCATCAAATATCAATTGTACCTTACTACCTAATGGTATAATAGTTGGGTCTACAGCTATACATTTAGCAGATTCTAAGGAGTGTCCTTTTAAATTAAATCCTGTTGCTGTTTGATCAACCCACTTACCTTGTGATTCTATTGTATTATCATACGCAGTAATTATAAATTCCTCACCAGCATCCATAGATGGTGTTTGGTTTTTAGGTTTTGTATTAGCTTCAGTTTCTATACCTTTTTCTGTTTTCTCTTGGTGAATGTAAACATATATAAATTTTCTTTCTACAACATCCTCAGCATAATAAGCTTGTCTGGCCAAAAATATAATACCGAGTAAATTAAGAGATAGTAGAATGATAATGTTATACTTGTTATGGCTCATGTTTTACCTCCATTAAAATAATTTTCTATAGACTTTCCTTAGAGCTTCTTGGACTTTAAATATACTTTTAGGACTTTTGAAAGGAGTGCTGGATCACCAACCAGTTTTTATTTTTTCTCAAAGAACAAGAAGCTCTAAGGAAAGTCTATAGAAATATCACCCCCGGAGATTTTTTTAAGAGGGCCGCGATTAGATAGGGGGGTATCTTTCGCGAGACCCCTCCCCTATGCCTTATTTTTCTATTCATAGTCCTCTTCTTTTACTTTTCTATAAATACCAAGAACATTNANNTTTATTATTTCATCTATTGCCAATTCTTGAGCTAACGCATCATCTGCTTCACTAAGCTCATATGATCCTTTCGTTATTCTTGCTAAATAAGAACANGTATGATAACCTTTTGATTCATCAAATGCAAACCATTCGTCAAATTGTGTGAATGGGTTAAATGGNTTATCTATAGTAGTTAGCATGGATGGGGATGTCATTGGTTATCACCTCCTTTTAGATTCGAGATGGTCGATACGGATATGCCCAATGCATCTGCTATCTCAGCATATGTGTAACCTGTGTTTAACATACTCAAAGCTCTTTTCTCTTTTGCTGGACTTAAAGAAACTTTTGTTCTTGGCGTTGCTAATTGTTTGATTTGATCTAAATCTGTATTATTTAATATTTTTGTAAGTTTATTATTACTTATTGCACCAGCCTGTATGGCTTCCCATTCTCTATCAGTTATTGAGATTTGTTGCTTCTTAGCGCCTGTTCTATTGCGAGCCTCGTTTAAGGCTTGGGTCTTTACCTTCTTCAGATCATCTTTATCCATACCGGGGTTGGCTTCTCGTTTCAACTTTACTACCTGATTAGCTAATATTTGAGCTTGTCTTTCTAATGGGGCGTTCTTCAGTGCCACATTAAGCTTAGCGTCTAATGACGATACTTCTTTACTGTAAGTCTTTTTAGCTGTTGGTGAATATGGTGTTGTCCCTGTGNTAANGTNCTCTTTCCTAGCCTGGTTNGCTAAAGCCTTAAGTTTATTAGCATGTGTGGCATAAATAGTTTCTATAGGCGTTCCTGATGATAGGGTAAACGCATCATCGGTGGTGGCCATCTTGGTAGTCTTAGTGGTACGGAGTACAGTCTTGCCAGTCTTCCTGTCAACATAGGTCTCACCTGTTTCGGTTAGTATCTTCCTACCTGTCTTGGGGTCTATTTTATACTCCTTCTTCACTGCTGGTATTCTTTCCTCTGATGATGCCCTAGATATTAGAGTTGATGCACCTGCTCTAGCACTTCCCTGATACTTTTCTTTTAGGGCGGCTATTCCATTATCAATGTAGGATTGTTTGTAATTCAGCCCATGCTTATGGGCATCTATAACAACCATAGAGTGGCGTACTGCCCTAGCAATTTCAGACTCCGTTGCACCTTTAATAGACATATCTGTTATAAGGTTTGATATGTCACCCATATATCGCCCTATGCTTTCTTTTTTCATAATAGGCATACCCTCATAACCTTTATAGGATTCTTTAGGGTCGAAGTTCTTAAGTCCTTTTAATGGTGCTGAAGTTCTTATCCCAACTTTAGGTGAATTTGGTATTACTAATACTGTGTCNCCATCAAAGTCTGCNCCAGATAGTTTTTCTGCGACTTTAGGGTTTATTCCAACAGCATCCTTTGCATTACCTAGTATACGCTTAGCATCGGGATGTCTATTGTTTACTATTAGTTGTGGTATCTCAAACTTACCACCATGTGGATGTCTTATTAAAACCACTTGCTCTCCATCTCTATAGTTAGGGGCGTATACCTCATTCTCTTTTAATGACGGAACTGGTAGTAACACATGGTTGCGCTGCCTAGGTAGAGCAGCAGCTTTAAGATGTACGGCGGATGCGTCACAGTCGTCAGCGAAGGATAAAAGTAATCTTTTCTTAACTGCCGGATTAGTTAAAGAATTTATCTCATCGAACTCTTCTTTCTTAATGTNGAACGCCATATCAAGTTGTCTCTTAGCAAGGGCTGTAGGTTGTTTTGATAATACTTGAGAAGAGATAGTTCTAGACCATTCATTCCATGCNCCTTCCTCCCCCGAACCTTCTTTTGACCCCACGATGTTTAACGCTGATAGTTGTCTATTTCCTTCAGAATCAATATAGTGTTTTTGTCGAATAATTGAACCAAATGGATTATCTGGGTCATCCTCCATTGTCTTGAATACCTTTTCAGGTGGTGTACCACGTTTTTTATTTGTATTATATAGTATATCTATCCCGTCTGGCATGTTGTCTGAGTAAATAACCATACCTTTTAGATAATGTGTGCCGTCAACGCCTATACGAACTTGCGCATATCTTTTATCACCAAGAGATAACTCATCGACACCACGTCTGAGTTCTATAACACCATCTTTATCTGCCCCACCATCCTCATTATAGATTATTTTAATTCTTTTAGAATCTATACTTTTTATTGGTTCTANACCAAGGAAAGATCTACCACCATCATCCGAGTAGTTTGCAATTGTCTTAATATTATGCTGATTTTTATATAATTCACTATAAGTAACATCTGGGGGAGTTAATACCTTAACAGATGTAAAGTTACCTGGAACCCCTACTTGTTCCACTTTTACATATTGCACTTTATAACCTTGTTCTTGTAGCATAGCAATCGCTGTATTGAGTTTCGTCTTACTAATGCCTAAATGATTTTCTGTACCAGCACCTATATCAAGATATCTTTTAGAATCTACATTTTCTTTTAACATTTTAGCTGTTGTTGCAGTTATCTCTGCCCTTTCTTGTAGTGTCGGGTTAAGCAGTGAACGAACGGAAGATTCATTTATACCCATTCTCTCTCCTATAGCAACATTCGAATATCCCTTATCTTTCAATCTTATAGCCATTGCAACATCTGCGGCTCTTTTCTCTGAACGTGCAATTGAAATTCGAGCCCTTAATTGTGTTGTTGTTATACCCATACCCCTGGCAATTTCAGCTTCTGTTAAACCCTTTTGTCTTAACTCATGAACTGAACTCAAGAATCCGGATAGACTCTGATATGGGTTTTCACCTGAGCCCCAAGGATATCGACCTGAGTGTCTTGGAGTACCATAGTGTTTTAGCTCGCTCATACGTTACCCCTCCAATTTTATTTTTTCTATACGCTTATCAAATAATATAATTTTATCCATAATATATAAAATATCCTCAGGATGGGGTTCATGCACTATTACCTCATCATTCTGATATATCCGTAACTCGATTCGGATGTTATTTGGATTTTTAGAATATTCTAAACAGAATAATGCTGCATATACCTCTAGTTGTGTCATGGAACTTGGTGTAACGCCTGTTTTCAAATCATGAATTCTTAAGAAATCATTTTTAAATACTATAGCATCGGCTGTCCCAAAAGCATTATCCGAATAATATAATATTTGTTCTGTTTNCATTTTAAAACCGATTGCATCATTAACATACATGTTTAATGTTTTTTTATTTCTCGGTAACTTAACGCCGAGTCTAATACATTCATCTGCTAAAGCATGAAGACGAACGCCTCTCTCTACAGCCATTGCTTTAAAGTAAGTAGTATCTAATTTTTCATCATCATAATTAATCCAATGATATTTACTTGGGCTTAGGAACGCATGCTTATCTTTAAGATCTAAATGCTCGTTGAAGTTCATCTAATACCTCCTCTTTATTCTCAGGATAGATGACCCTCGCAAAGGACATATCGTCTAATTCAGAAATATAGTATTCTTGATTAGGTTGAAATTTTTCATTAGCACTACGCTTACATTCTAGAACAGCCCATTTATCCCTATATAGGATTGTAAGGTCTGGAAAACCTTGGATATAGTTAGCATCATTTTTTAGAATAACACAACCTCTAAATATTCTATTCAATTCTTTTATTAATTCTGATTG